TAAAGGATCTTCTAGTAAATTATTTTTTAATAACATTGAGACTGATATAATCTCTCAGTCTTAGTAATCAAACACAAAAAGACTGCTAGTCTCTTTTTACTTTCGTTTTAGATAGTTCAATTATTTCAGCCGTCTCAGATGTTTCAGCTACTTTTGGTTTCTTTGTTGGGGATTTTTTAGAATACTTGTTCTTGTAATGGTCCATATCTGATAACCAAAAACCAAACTTGTTATTGTGTATAGATTTTTTTGGAATTAAATCAGGATGCAAACTACATTTATCTGTATGTCTATGCTTTAAAGTTCCAACTGACATATCAATATGCTCAGCTGCCTCTTTCCAATTTAAAAAATAATCTTCTTTGTTTGTAACTGGATTAATTAATTTTTTCACGCTCTCTTCTTTTCTTCTAAAATTTTTTGTATTGCAAGTTCCTGCTGCAGTTTAATCTTTTCTACTTCCTGCATACTATCTAACAATGATGCAATTCCTTTTTCATTATTAGATTGTTTTCCAAAAAAGAATGCTCTTCCTTGTTTCTGTTCTTTTTCCATTTGTTTATAAACATCTTCTAATTTTTTTTGTAATCTAGTTTGTTCATCTTTTAATTTATTCATTTCAGCAGTTGCTCTTTCTGTCCAAGCAAGCTTAGCTTTTTCTAATAATCTTTGTCCTCTGTATGCCTCTTCATTTATTCTAAATAATTGTTCAGCATATTTATCTTTTTTAATTTGTTGAGGATTTACTATTGCAACAATTGGTGCAGCAAAAGTTGGTCTTACATTTTGAATTACAATCTCACCATCTTGTTGAGTTCCTTTTAAAGTTTCTCTCGAATAAATATCAGGATTTAATAATCTAGTTTTACCTCTAAAGTTTTCTAAGATACCAATAAAATATCTTTGGCTTTGTCCGTATCTAAATAATTCTATATCATCATCTTCGTCATCACCAATAATTGATAATCTTCCAATACAATCTTGTTTGACATCATTCGTTGCATAATAAAATAAAACCATTCCATCTAAAGCAGATCCATCAGATTTTACTTGAACTGCTTTTACATCAGGTCGATAAATATCTCTTGGCACAGTAACAAAGTCAGGATCTTTTTTTCCTGCATAAGATTTAGCTGGAACAAGTTCGCCTGCATTAAAAGGTAAGTCAGCATCATCTTGTTTTAAAAAATTAACATAAGCCCATATTGGAATTTGTGGTGGTGCAAATAAAAGATCAGCAGGATCGCAGCCAAAAACTTTTGAATATTTAATTGCGTGATCTCTTGTAATATCTCTTTCACCTCTGATTTGTTTTTGAACCATTGAGTAATGTATTCCAACTCTTTCTGCGATCTCTTCTATTTTTAATCCTGAGTTTCTTACTCTTTCTGCAAGTATTGTACTTGGACTTTTGTAATCAAATAAAGATGATTTCACTTCTACATTTATTTTCTTGTCTTTACCGTAATTAACAACAAAGTCAGATTTTTGTTTTTTATTTGTCGGAATTTTTAATTTAGATCTAGCATCACTAATTAAGCCTCTTGCTTTATTAATTCTAACAACATTCTCAATTGACATTTTTGAAAAATCATTAGTGAAATCTTTAACTCTATTATCAGGAATAAATTTAAGAGCTTCAGGAAAAGCAAACTCTACATCACCTAGAATTGTATGTAGAATTTCTTCACCTTTTTTATAGACGGACCAAAGATCTACTTTGCAATGATTGTTTGCAATGTATATAGAATATCTATCAAATTCTCTTGGTTCAGTACGATTTGGAACTCTTGGTGAGTATCTATGCTCTACGTTTTTGGCGATTATTTTCGTCATATATATAGAGTCTTATATAATCCTTCGTCTTTAGATTGCAACAAAAAAAGACTACCAGTCTTGACAAATAAGCCTCGTTTAATAATGGCTATTTATATGCCTAGAAAACAATATTTTGACCAGCTGGTATCACCTTTTAGCCATTGGCATAGAGAGCAGCACGATGGAATTAACTACTTTGATCTTGATTGTGTTGGTACTTGTCCAGCCTGCGCAAAGCCATTATTTCTAGCAGATACTATTTATAATAAAGATTTTAATTTTCGAGGTAAATCTCACTGGCAGCAAAGACCATATGTATATCTAGCTCAGGCAGCTGAGATACCTTTTTATGAGTTCTTTTATACGGTCGATGAAAGCACTCCATTTAGAAATATAATTAGATTTGATATTACAAGGATCTATCCTCATTCAGATAAACGATGGCGCAATCTTACACCTGATCAAATGCTGCAGTTCCTTGAGCATATGTCTTTAAAATCTCACGGACCTGATTGCGAAAACAGAGAATATTTAATTAGAAAAATAAAAGAAAACAAATGCGGTAATCAATTTATTCGCCAACAAAACTATGTCAACTTTCTATCTATCTGATCCTTTAGTATTAAATGAGCTGCGTTTGCAGGATGATGACTTTAGGATTTACCAACACTGCTGCAGGCAATTCAACGTAAAAACTTTTAATGTATTTATTCGGTTAGTAGATATTGCTGGTCAGTTTCAGATTAGTGTTGAACAAGTGCAGCTCTCTCTTGCTCGGATGACTAGGATTAGAATTGGTGGTGAACCATTAATTAAAATAAAAGATAGTGGAAAGTATTTAGTTTTCGATATGCCAAGACATAAAGTATTTATAAAGTCTATAGGCTTCCAAAGATTTAATGCTAGTAAAGGTTGGAAACATTTAAGAGATCATCTTTCAAACAGAGAAGTTAAAATAAAATATTTATATCCAAAGCTGGACCAATACGAGCTGCTGGATCTACTGCTTGAATTACCTGAAGAACAATTAAATAATTTAAAAGAAAAGGATCTGCAATATCCGTGGGTACTACGCAATGCAAAGAAGCTTAGAAAAGATAATTGAAGAGAAAATAAAATTAATTAGTTACATCGTAGATATACTCGATGATGCTGCTTATGCTGAAAGATTTATTAGTAAGCCTCATAATAGAAATTGTCCGTCAATGTATAAGATTTTAGATTATTGTTATGATAAAAAAGATTTAGGTTTTTATGATAAGCCTAAGTTAGTTCTACGTGCAACACCAAGACAGATGACTAGATATGGATTAGCTTTAGATATTTTAATGGAAGTAGATAAAGATGTATCAGATAATCCTAGGATGGCACGAAAGTTATTATGGTTAAGAGCAAATAGGTTTCAGTGGACCAAGCTTGCAAAACAATTTGGTTATCATCGAACAACTATTAAAAAGATGTATGAGACAATCTTAGATAAGTTATCAAATAAATTAAAAAATAATCTTTACATTTTCGACAAAATATTTAAGTAATAAATATATCTTCAAATTTTTATAATTTTAAAATCATCCTATAAATAAAGTTAAAACATAATAATAGACAGATTAGAAATCACTTGTATAATTTAACTGTTGTAAGCGTATTGCCAAAAAACTTTTATTTTTTTTTCACTTCTTTTTTTTTATTCCAACGATCTAGGACCAGTTATGAAATTCAAACCAGATCAGTGCGAAAGTTTTACTAGATCAAGTCAATACAAAGTACGCTGCAAACGTAAAGGTTTCTTTTGCAAGACAAGTAAAAAATATCGTTGTCCAAACCACGCAGGATTGTCCACTGGACCAAAAACAAAAGAAGGTAAATTAAAAGCTTTACAAAATTTAAAACAGTATCGGAACAATGAAAGCCTTAGAACTTACAAAAGAATTGACAGATCAGATTTGCCAAGAGTTGATGAACGGTCAACCACTGACTAGGATTTGTAGTAGAAAAGAATTGCCAAGTATTGCAACGGTCAACAGATGGATTTCCAAAGATCCTTCCTTTGCTAAACAAATAACAAATGCAAGAAGAGTAGGCACTCAATTTTATTTAGATAAAATGATTGAAGAGCTTGAAACAATGTCAGCTAAAGATGTTGGTATTGTCAGAGAGAAGCTGCATCATTATCGTTGGCTAGCATCTT